CAGCCGCTTCTCCCCTCTCGACATCCGCGAGTACGGCGTGGGCTTCTTCGCCAACAACTTCGTCGAGACGGCTGCTATCGCCCTCTCCCAGAAGTGCATGACGGAAATCAACAGCCTCATCACCGTCGCTAACTTCGCCTCTGGTACCGTTACTGGTGCCGCCCTCGACTACGCTGAAGTGGTCGCAGAGCAGAAACTCCTCGACGACGCCAAGGCTCCAGACAAGCGCGCTCTGGTCCTTAATAACAAGTATACCGCTGACCTCCGTTCGGATGCGTCCATCATCGCTGCCTTCCAGCTCGGTGCCAACGTCATCTCTACCGGCTCTATCGGTAGCATCGCCGGCGCTCAGGTCTACCAGTTCAGCAACCTCGCTGCCAACTCGGAGGGTCTGGCTGGATTTTTGTGCGGAGCCGACTCCATCGCGGTGGCGACTGCACTGCCCTTCAACGAAATCCCGGGTGCTGATGTGTCTCAGGCCACCGACCCTGCAACGGGTCTCTCGGTCCAAGTCATGATCATCCAGGAGCAGTCTGGTTTCCTGAACGTGACCGCGACCTTGCTCTTCGGTGTTGCTGTCGGTCGTGCTACCAGCCTCCGCCGCCTCTGCAGCGCATAAGCGTTGCGGCCTAGCCGCTTAAACGAGACCCCCTTGGCTAACCCCTTGGGGGTCTTTTGTTTTAGTCTATTGCCAACCCTCGCAACAGTATGAGCCTATACGGGTCCGAGTTTCTTAATGACGCGAAGGAGATGGTCGCCGACTTCGGCGTGGCTGGCTCTGCCAACTCTGCGGCCATCACCTTTCAATGCCTCATCTCCGACCCTGCCGTCCAGACCGTCCTTGAAGCGGGGGGGTATATCGAGCGGACCCAGTACACGGTAAGGGTGCCAGCCGTAACGGCCTCCTGGAGCCTCCCAGACGGGTCTAATGGGTCATCGGCGGCCCTACTCTCGGCAGGTGCCCCCATCGCCTCCCTAGGCCAAGGGAAGAAAATCGTAGCCGGCGGGAAGAACGTCCGCATCACGACTCAGACTTACAAGCCCGCGTCGGCTTGGATCACGCTCGTCGTTATCGACGACAACCAATAAAGTGGTCAGCGTCTCATTAAAGTCTTCAAGTCTAGCGGCCTTTGAGGCGGCCATCAACAGGTTTGCCCAAGCCTCTAAGCAGACCCTCCGAGACGCTACCCTCGAGCAAGCGGCCTTAGCCTGTCAGGACGCCGCCATGTTCACCCCTCCGCTAGTCAAGGGCGGGGGCGGGGGGCTTACTTACGATGCCAAGAAGGCCGGGGATAGGGCAGTTGAGCGGGACGTGGGCAAGGTTTTCGTGCCTTTAAATGGTGGCTCGGCTGGGACGCAAGCCTCTCGCGTCATTCGGCGCCTCGGGTCGCTGGCCCTGAACAATAACCAAGGCCTGTTCTGGAAGGTGGCCTCTAGCGAAGCTACTATCATCTCTGCCAACGCCTTTGTGGCCCGTATGCTCTCGACCCAGTACAAGGGCTTCGGGACGGACGCGGGTTTCAAGAAAGCCAAGAACTACTTTAACCGCATTGGCACAGCGGTTTCTGCCAACGTTTTTAACGCTGCTGGCGCTCCAATTGAAAGCGCCGTCGATATGGCCGCGGTCTACAAACCTATCTATGAAAGAAATAATGGCCGCCTTTGGAAGCACGGTCAAAACGTTAGCGGCGTTAAGAGCTACGACAAGCGTATCGTCCAACGTAAGAACGATATAACCGCCTATATCGAACAACGCCAGGAGAGCGTCGGCGCCATCAAGTCGGGTTGGTACCGGGCCCTGCTATCCCTCCCCCGCCCGGTCATTAATGGGGTCGAGAAAAACGCTGGTGCCAAACTCCGAGGGGCGGGCTGGATTACCAAACACACTTCCGTCATCGGTTTAAGCACGACCGTTTTCACCGACAAGACTGCCGAAGTAAGTATCCGCAACTTTCACGGCAACCTATTCGGTATTGCCGACCAAGCGGGTGTCCTCGGTCTAGTATACGAAAACCGCGTTCGGCAAATGCCCGCCAAACTTCAGCGCATTATCGACGCTGACATCGCCAAGTTTAACAATAAATAACCATGCCCGCCTCTATCCGTCACATCGTCGAGTCTACGCTCGCGACCTACCTCTCGACCCAGACCGGGCTAACTACGGTCTCTTTCCTGACGGGCGATAACAACGCCACCCAGACCCTGCCCAAGGCCGTCGTCCTCTGCGACTCTGCCCGACCCCCCTCCAGCCTCCCTGATGGCGAAGGGAACTACGACTGCTCCGTCCGCATCACCCTTTTCTCGAACGCCGACGATACGACCCTCGCCGATCACCGCACCCGGTGCGCCGCCCTGGTCGGGAATATGCGTGACCTTGCCAGCATCAAGGCGGCATTTGTCTCGGGCGGGGACGCGACCTGTTACGATGTGGGCATCATGTCGGAGGACGAAGGGGTGGACGAACGCAGCTGGGCTACCTCCTTCGGCTTTAGCGTTATGACCTGTCTCGCCCCGTAACGTTTCCAACCCCTGCAAAAGTAACTATGGCCGCCGTATCTACAGGAACTACTTGCCTCTTTGGTATCAACGATACCGTCGCCGCCCTCTTTGTCCAATCCTACTCGGTCAACGCGACCTTTAACCTTTCGGGCACGGTAGCCGACGAGACTGGCTTAACCAAGACGGCCCGCTACGACGACCGCAAGACAGAGATTACCGTCGACGGCATTTGCAAGACTTCTGGTATGCCTACCCTAGGCGCATCTTTCTCGTTTACCATCAACGCCAACACGGCCTACCCTAGCGGCGCGCAATCGACCTCTTACGTCGGAACCATCACCGCCATCTCCCAGAAGGGTTCTAATAAGGACTTTACTTCGGTGTCTATCACCGCGACCGATTACGAAGGCGTAACGCCTTAATTGACCTAGCCCCAAGTAGGGGCATAGTCACGGCGTGGACCATCGCTTCCTAAACGCCTTCATAGACCCGGCACCTCTTCCTAGGTTTCTGGGTCGAACGCTTTATCCGTGGTGCCTCAAGTACCGCGTCCGACTGATGGCGTTCAAGTCTCCCCTGATTACGGGCGACCGCGGCATCACCCCGACCGACCTTATCTTCGCTTGCCAAGTGTGCGCCGAAGAACCCTTGGGAGAGATTGGCTGGCGGGATAAAATCCGCATCTCAACGCTTAACCATAACCCCGCTAAGTTCGAGCAACTGCTGAAGGCCTTCGCCGGCTACGTCCTCGTTCACGACTGGCCCAAGTTCTGGGAGCAGGACAAGAGCAAGAGCGGTGGGGACAACGGTTGCCCGTGGCCCCTGGCTATCGTCGCCAACCTGATCGCCTCGGGCATCGAAGAGAAGCGGGCTTGGGAAATGCCGGAGTGTCAGGCCATCTGGCTTAACTCTGCCTTGGCCTTACGCAAGGGTGCTGAGATTAAGATTATGACCCCAGATGAAGAGGCCTTTATGGCGGCAGAGGAGGCCGCGGCTGCTTCCACTTCGGCAAAGGTGAAGACCGACTAACATGGCCCAATCTCTAGAAGTAAACATTAAGGCGACCTCGGACATCCCGCAAGCGATGGACAAGGCCAAGGCGGCGACTAATAGTTTCGGCTCTCAGCTCGAAGGCATCAGCAAGAAGTTCGGCAGCTCGTTCAAAGACATCTTCCTGTCCTTCCTCGGACCGATGGCTATCCTTACCACGGTGCTGGCTTTGATTGGAAAGATGATTGCGGATAACCAAAAGAAACACGCCGATGCGCAACAAGCCGCTATCGACGGCACAAACGAATTGATGTCAGTTCAGGATAGGTTTTATGAAAAAAAGCAGGCTAACGAAAAGAAAGATAAGGAAACAAAAGAACAGGCTGCAACTACACGACAAGACGTGACAGAGAGTTTCTTAAAAAACGACCCTCGCGGTCAAGCCTTAGTAATGCAGCAAGTTCCAGAAGGTGCTGGCGGGTTGAAGCGTAAAGATTTTATACGCGATGCAATGATTGCTGAACAGTTAGCAAAAAGAAAAGAAACACAAGACATTGTCCAAGCCCTCATCGCTGAAGACATTAAGAAGAACCCTGCAGCCGTTGCCCCCACCGGGCCCACCTCCTTCAAGACACCCGAAGGTTTCGGCAACGTCGTCGGCGTCGGCGCTAACCCCGTCATGGAGGCCATGACCCTCCAGCTCGAAGAAGCCCGCAAGCAGACCATCCTCCTTGAGTCCCTGAATAACAAGTCACCCGGTGGAGGTGTCCCCGTAGACTTTACAAAACCTCAACCACTCAACGCCGCCTCACGAAGCGGAAGCATCTAATTTATGGCTATTGTAAACACAGGCGACGATCTCGTCCTTCCCATCCTTCAGTCTGGCTGGACAGTCGTCTCGGACGGCTTCGGCCTCCGCACCTCGGTTAGCGTCTATAAGGCCGACTATACAGCGGACCTTACAACCTTCCTAGCCAAGGGTAACGCCCACCCAGACGCTACCTATTCTTACCTTAAGATTGATAAGTTCCGCATCAGCTGGGACGCCCTGGACATGGCGACGGTAACGGTGGACTACGTCGGCATCGACCCAAACACAAACGGCGGTCTGTTCACGAACCCAAACACCTCGGGGGCTAACGGCCTGACAAGCGAACCGCTGACCTCTCACCCAAGTTTCTTCGTCCTAGACGCTCTCTACGCTGGTGCGATTGCCGGCTCTGCTCCTTACACGCAGTCACCTACTGGACCAATCGTCAAGAGTAGGACGGCCCCTTTTACGGACACTCAGTCTTATATGGGCAGCAACGGAGCTTGCTTTGAAACTGAGAACGGAGGCCGCTTTATCGGCTTTGTCGACCCGACCTACCCAAGCCTTTACGGCAAGACCAACTACCTTGCGACGACGACCTCTTACTCTGGCGTTATGTATTTTACCGATGAGGCCACAGTCTTGGCTTTGCTCGACTACCTAAACTCAGCGACCGCAACAACCTCTTGGGGGACGTTTGACCTTCTCCCAGACTGGGCTCCCGTAGGAACTGCAGCGGGCGTAGGTCATAAGAACCTTCTTTCGCAACTTAACGTCGAGATGTTCGGGGCATTGTATAAGGTCAATTACGAGATCCGTTTCTCGCGGACTGGCTGGGACGCCTTTGTCTATCAAAACGTCTAATGGCTATTCAACCAGGAGTAGGGTTTTCGTTTACCAGTTCAGGCCACGGCACGACGCTGGATATCAACGCGGGCTACACGGACCCGGCGCCCACGGTCCCCGTTGAGCAGTTCACGGTTCTGGTATCTGGTGACAATGTCTTTACCGCCAAGGGCCGCGTAATTACGCAAGACGTCTGGCAGGGTACAGGCCTCGACGCAACGTCTGCAGAGTATGACCTCACAGGCATCTGGGCTTACCCTACGGGCTCAAAGACTACGGGCTCAAATGCCTCTGGCCCTTGGGCAGACTCGGAAGGCTTTATCACGATTGCCAACGCAGCGGCTGAAGGTTCGGACAGCTGGGGGGTCTACATTGTCCGGCAACCTCTTAACCAAGCCTCAGAGTTCCGCAGTCCTGCCTTGGTAATAATGGCTGATGGCATTACCCCTAGCGACGCCTTTGACAAGACAACCCCTTGGGGTGAGGCTGACACGACTGACAGCATTAGGCTCTATAGCTATATCGGTGCAACGGCCCTAGATGTGGACGGCTCACCCGCTGGCTATTTAATCACGGGGGCACAGACGACCCCTATTCAATATAACTACAACTGCCAACGCGTCTTGGTTGCCTCCATCATTTGGAACGGAACGACCAACTCCTGGGACGTTAGCCAGAAACTTATCGGGACGATTACGCTCCCAAATATCATTCAATTCTACGGACTGCAGTTGGTTGTCGCGGGCGACCCTTCGCCGTTTACTTACTGGCCTCAGTACGATACGGAGTCTGACGCTTGGAACGGCGCTTGGAGCGGGTACGCCAAGCCGACAATCCTAACAAGTGTTATCTCTCCTATCGGTATGCCCGGCTAATTCCCCTCCCCCTTCCAAACCCTGCATAAGTAAGACGCCATGACCTGCTCGACCTCAGTCACATTCAAGCGCGGGACGACCTTCGCGGCGACCGTGACCTACACCCCCGAAGCGGGCGGTCCGGCTAACTTGCTGACGACCACCGTGACCTCCTCGGTCATCGACTACTCTGGGGCGGTCTATCCGCTGACGATCACGATGGCGGGCAACGGCCTGTCCTTTGTGGCGGCCTACTCCCCGACCGACGCTTGGACCTTAGGCGGGGCTCGCTGGGACATCCGCTTTGCCTACTCGACGACGGTCTTCTACTCGGAGACCATGCGCCTTAACATCATCGACCAAGTCACCGCCTAACCTATGTCTATTACCATCTCCTCCGAGGTTCTTGGGACGCTCTCGGTCACGGTGGCTGAGACGACTGGGGTGCTGTCGGTCTCTGTCCTAGCGACGGCTCCGGCTGTCCTGTCGATGGAACTGGGTACGCCCGGTCCTTCGCCCACGATCACGGTGGGCACCACGACGACCCTCGCTCCTGGTTCGCCGGCTACAGTGACGGACACGGGCACGGCCCTCGCGGCGGTCTTCGACTTCGGCATCCCTCAAGGCACGGCTGGAACGAACGGCACCAACGGGGCACCGGGCACAGCCGCCACGATTGCCGCCGGCACGACGACGACCCTTGCCCCTGGCTCTTCGGCGACCGTTACCAATGCGGGGACTTCCTCCGCGGCGGTCTTTAACTTCGGTATTCCTCAAGGAACGGCTGGTGCGACTGGTGCGGGCGTGGCGACTGGCGGGACTACGGGGCAAGTGTTATCCAAGGTCAGCGGGACCAACTACGACACGACCTGGACGACCCCTTTAGACGCGCTGCCCTTGGCTGGTGGCACGATGGACGCAGCCGCCACGATTGTCCTTAGCACCGCCACCTACAACTCCCTCGTAAGCGGTGAAGTCTTCGGCATTGAGCTGACGGCAGACCCAACGCAGAACGCCTCGCTGGCCTTTAGCGGTTTGACGGTGCAGGACGGTGCAGGGACTACGCAGATCACGCCAGCGGGTATCAGTTTTCCAGACGCAACGACCCAGAGTACGGCTGGTATCCCTGACGCGCCTTCTAACGGTTCACAGTACGCCCGCGAAGACGCTGCATGGTCGGTCATCATCCCGGGCGACCGCTACCTGACGACCTCGACGACGAGCAACACACTTAGCAACACGAACAAGACTTTCACGATTGGCACGGGCCTGTCCTATACGCCGACCCAGAACATCACCATCTCGTTTGACGCGTCGAACCATATGCATGGCGAGGTGCTGACGTACAACTCTGGCACCGGGGTCTTGACGGTGGACGTAAACCACCACACGGGCTCGGGCACCTACACCTCTTGGGTCGTCAATGTGGGCGGCGTTACCCCTGCGACCTCGGTGGCTTGGGGTGGCATCACGGGAACGCTGTCCTCGCAGACCGACCTCCAGGCGGCGCTGGACCTCAAGGCTAACCTAGCCTCCCCGACCTTCACGGGTACCCCTACGCTTCCGACGGGCACGATCGGCACGACCCAGACACCGGGCGACTCGACGACGGCCCTTGCGACCACCGCCTTCGTCACGACTGCCGACAACCTCAAGGCACCTCTTGCTTCCCCAGTCTTTACGGGCGACCCGCAAGCCCCGACCCCCTCGACTGGGGACAACGATACGAGCATCGCCACAACGGCCTTCGTCAAGGCTCAGGCATACCTCACCGACGCCCCGTCCGACTCCAAGGCCTACGTCCGTCAGAACGCCGCGTGGCTGGCCTTGGTCTCCGACATCCCCGACTTTGCTTGGTATGACCACCCGCCCGCCGCTTGGGGTACGAACGTGGCTAACAGCGGGGTCGCTGCCGTACAGTCGGTCAACTGCCACAACCTAGTTACCTCGCTGAC